TCGCACTTCGACCGGGTTTCAAAGTCAAGCCAGAGAACGCTCAATTCGCTCTCCAATCCATCGAACTACGGGCACAGCCCATGAATTACCTAACGCCTTGTAGCGTGGGCCGTCAGGTGACTTAGTTGCTTTGCGCCACGGTATGTTGGTGTAATTGTCGGGGAAACCTTGCAGGCGCTCGCACTCAACTGGAGTTAGGCGGCGCACAGCCATGCTGGCAGCGTGTACAGCAGCGACTTGGTTGGTGACTTCGGTTGATTGCGGGCTACGACTCGGATCGTTGGTTGCAGTTAAAGTTGGTGCCATAACTGCGATGGAGTCCGGCTTTGTGTCAAAGGTCGGTGACTGCTCCTCAGCATAACCAATGCCGTGCGCCTTTGCTCCCATCGTGTACTTGAAAGCAGCAACTGGCTGCGCCACATAGGTCGTTGATTCATGCTTGTCTGCTTTGCTGGCACCAGAGCGCAGGCAATGCCCAACATCAGGCTGCTCTGATACGCCAAATGGGATCGGCTGCGCCACGCCATGCACGCCTGTTGCATTCAATGTGTACATTGGACCGCCTTCAGTAAATCCATCGCCGTTACCTCCGTTATGAGGCTGCCGACCGATAGTATTTTCGGCGAGGGCAATCGGCGCAAGTACGGGTGTTTGCCCTTCGTTGCAATCACTATTCATTCCTTTGTGCATCCGTTGCGTTAAGCAATTTGCGACTTGGTAGGGCTGCATATACTCACTAGCTGCTAAATCAACGTCGCTTCCCCAACCACCGCTGTTAGCGCGAGCCGTAAAGGTTCCGGCAACTTTTTGCCCCGTTTCTCGGCTCGGCGCAGTATCCCGGCGCACGCCTTCGAACTCAAAAAGAACCGCTGCGGGATCGAAGTCTGCTCTAGCACTTGCGATAACGAACACACGACGGCGTCGTTGGGCCACTCCGAAATATTGGGCGTCGAGGACTCGCCACGCGACTGCTCTTTGGGGGCCATCGATAAAACCAGCGTTAGCCCATCTGCCCCCTGGTGCGACGAGTGCATCATCTTCGCCGGCAAGCGCTCCCAAAAAGCACCCGAAGGCATTATCTTTGGTGTTGAGGACGCCGGGGACGTTTTCCCAGAAGACAATACAGGGCTGTTCTCGTTTTGAATCGATGGCATCGGCAATCTCGCAAAAGGTAAGTGTTAGGTTACCGCGCGCGTCATCCAATGATTGACGCAGGCCGGCAACAGAAAAGGCTTGGCAGGGTGTGCCACCGCACAGCAGATCAGGCGCTTCGACTTCGCCGTTACGGATCTTGCTAGGCAACAGCGACATATCGCCGTGGTTTGGTACGTCAGGATAGTGGTGCGCCAACACGGCGCAAGGGAACGGCTCGATCTCAGCAAAGCCAGACGCTTCCCAACCCAACGGCTTCCACGCTACCGATGCGGCTTCTATGCCGCTACAGACAGAGAGAAATTTCATAGTTTTCATGGTGTAGGGGTGGCCCCTGTCATCTGCCAGCATCAGGTCGAACCGACCAAGGAAAACCTGATGATTAAATGACAGGAGCCATAGAAAAGGTGGGGTACTCGCTGCGTCTGATCGGGCATGCCGTGAACACACCCCTTGACCAGCATCCGCTTTTCCCCCAAACTACTTAGCCGCGACGGCGGCGGGCAGGTGCTGCTTCGGCTGCTGGTGCTTCTTCAGCTGGAGCTTCCTCTGCTTTGCCATCCATCGACACAAACTCGACGACCTCAAAGACCGGCGTGTAAATGCGACCATACGACTTGTGCGTGTAGTGGTCTTTTTTAAGACGCACGACAGGCACGGGCTTGCTCTGATCCTTCTCGACCTGCTCGGCAATCGCTACTGCTAGTGCTTGTACGGCCTTCTTACCGCCGACAGACGTCACTGTGTAGCGCGCCTCCATGCCCTTATCTTCGCCAGAGACGCACTTCAAGGACATGCCGATCTGCGACTCCCAACCACGCTTGGCGTTGGGTGGCGCTGCTTCCATCTCAGGCAGCGGCTCGGACACCGACACCATCTTCTCGCCCAACACCTCACCATCACCCCAAGCGATAAAGCCGTGGATGAAGGAAAACGGGTTGACCGCCCAAGTCGAGTCTTCTTCGACATCAGTCTGGTCAGCACCGAACACCCAGTGACCAGTCTTGTCCATCTTGATAATGACAGAACCTGCTGGGCCTGCGGCGGTTTCAAGCGCGCGCAGTGCGGTGGAAAGGGTAGATACTGCTGGAAGGTTTGCACCTTTGAACGTGACCATATTGGACATTACTTTACTCCTATTAAAGTTTAGAGAGGGCGGCAGTTAACTGCTTCCCGATTTGCAGAACCGCTGGCCTCGGATCAGAGTCCGGCGCCAACGTACTCCCCGACGAGATCGATACGACCAAATCTGACGGGAAATCTAGTGTAGTCTTTTTCAAGACTTTTTCAAGCTGTGCGGGCGATTTAATTTTGGTCTCATACGCATCTTCTACGCCATTCGCGTCCGCCCATGCTTCAATCCTTGCCTCGTCCACCCACTGACGTGTGCCACGCTTGGCGACCAGTTTGTAGCCTGGCACGGGACGATCGTTCTCAAGCATCTGGAACGCAAGCGCGCGCAGCTCTTTAATGTAATCCTCCAGCATGTCGGCCTGACGCAGCTGTGTTGCGATCTGTTCTGCCGGCAATGCTGCGAGTTGTACCTTCAGCGCACGGTCAGCTGCGCCAGTCATGCGTGGGCAGATCGGTTTCGCCGTACACCAACGGCAGTGGTCGCCTGTTGCAAACGGCGCCTCTGGCCATGAGGACAGGCGCACAGCGTACAGCAGCTCTTGTTCAAACTGCTTCACACGCTCCGGTGTGGTGACCCAGCGTCGCATGGCCGGTGGTTGCACGATGATGCACTCGATCTCTTCAGCACCTTCGAACACCCACTGACATGCGGGTGTTCTCATGGCCGCAGCTGCATAAAATAAGAGTTGAGGATTGTCTTCAGCATCCACAAGTACGCCATCGCCAAATTTCCAATCAAGAACGATGGCGCGTTTATCTTTACGCCCAAGTAAGTCAGTGCTACCAAAGACACCAGGCAAAAAGTCGCCAAAACCAACTCTGGTTTCAACCATGTACTCCATCTGTTTTTCTGGGTCGATCTCGTCGAGTGCCGCGAGAGCGGGAATAATCTTCTCATCAAGTAGCTCCGGTGTGAGTGTCTGATCTTTGTATTGCGCGCCCAAGCACTGCGCGGGCTTCTTGTCGAACTCCAAGAGTTCGGCGATCACGTTGTGCAGGAGAGTGCCGCGTGCTGCGTGTTCGGACTCGGCCTGTGGTGGCATCTGTTGCACAAGCTTGACCGACGCCGGGCAGTTGATGACGCGCTTGGCGGTGCTACCGCCGACGATACTGGAATGTGACATTGAACTGTACTCCCGTGTAGTGATTGAGCCTCGACTGTAGACCCTAAAATAATCCTTGTCAAATACTTTTTGATGCCTTATATTTCGGACATGTTAGAAAAAGAAATCGAGAACTACTTTGTATGGACGGTCGAGCGCTCTGGCGGCAAGACCTACAAGTTCAGGTCAGTCAACCAGCGCGGCGTGAGTGACCGCATCGCTTGTATGCCTGATGGATCAACGTGGTTTGTCGAATTGAAAACCAAAGGTGGTCGACTGTCCGAACTACAGAAACGATTTGCTGACGACGTTATTGCGCTGCGACAGAACTACGTTTGTTTATGGTCGAAGGAGATGATTGATGAGTGGATTAGAGCGAGATGACATCCTGCGCATGGTGCGCGAAGTTGCTGACAAAGACAAGGTCGACCCCGTGCATAACGACATGGTGACGCTAACCGTTGACGAACTAAGCAAGCTGTTGGCAGCAGAGCGCAACCGTACGTGGACGAAAGACCATTGGACGGCGTACGAACATTCGATTGCAGCAGCAGAACGCGAGGCAATTTTAAAGATTGCGCGGAACTGCCGGCACAGCACCCATGTTATAGAGACAAACCCACCACTATCAATGGGAGTACAAACTATCATTGACGCTATTCTTGCCAGAGGCAACGATGCAGCTTAGACCGTACCAAGACGAAGCCGCCGACTTCCTGTACGAGCGTGACCGGGCGATGATCTTAGCGCCCGTGGGCGCAGGCAAGACGGCAATCACACTGACCGCCATGCAGGCGATGGTCAAAGATGGCTACGCAAGCCGGTTCCTTGTCTTGGCGCCAAAGCGTGTGTGTACGGACGTGTGGCCGATCGAGGTGCCCAAGTGGGCGCCAGAGTTAGACCATCGCGTGGCCGTGGGCAGCCCTAAAGATCGAGCGGCAGCACTGCGCTCGTTTGTGGCGGTAGTGGTCACTAACTACGACAACATCCAGTGGTTGGCCGAACAGGATCTGTCTGACTTTGACGCCATTGTGTTCGACGAGCTAACCAAATTGAAGAACCCGTCCGGCACACGGTTCAAGGCGCTGCACAAGGTCATCGACCAGTTCAAGATTCGCTGGGGGTTGACAGGATCGTTCACCAGTAACGGCCTGGAAGACGTCTTCGGCCAGTGCAAGATCGTTGACGAGAAGCTCTTAGGCCGTGCCAAAGGCGCATTCTTGCAGCAGTACTTCGTCTGCATGAACCGCGACTTTGGCGAGTGGCTGCCACGCCCAGGCGCGCTGTCGTTGGTCATGGAGCGCATCAAGCCGGCGACGTTTGTCTTGGAGCCTGGCGAATACAAAGACAAGCTGCCGCCCTGCCATGTGGTCGAGCTGCGGTCTACGCTTACCGACCGACAGCCCTACGAGAAGATGAAGAAAGACTTTGTGGTGCAGTTTCCGACCGCTGAAATACTGGCGGCAAACGCTGCGGCTGTTACATCAAAGTTGCAACAGATGGCGTCCGGCTTTGTTTACGACAGCAGCCGGGTAGCGTCTGCTGTGCCGGGTCAGTTCACCTCCAGCAAGACGGCGGTGTGGTTTAGCAGTCACAAGTTTGATCGATTGGACGACTTACTGGAGGAGAACCAACATGCGAACACCCTTATCGTTTACCAGTTTCAGGAAGAGGTGGCAGAACTTCGTCGCCGCTATCCAAGGCTTGCTACCCTCGACGACGACCGAGCGATTGAACGATGGAACGCCGGACAAATCGAGCTTCTCGCTGTGCATCCAAAGTCCGCAGGACATGGCCTTAATCTACAACACGGAGGGGCTCACATGGTCTTTCTGTCGCTGCCGTGGTCGTTGGAACTATACGAACAAACTGTCGGAAGGCTCCATCGTTCCGGTCAAGTGCGAGATGTCTGGGTCTATATCCTACTCGCCGAGAAGACAGTTGACGAAAAGATCTGGGCAGCACTGCACGACAAACGAGCAATTTCCGACATAGCGATGGAGGCACTGAAATGAGATACCTACTTTTATTATTGACGGCGTCGGCGATGGCCGCCGAGCCAGATCATCTGACTTACACCAACGACATCAGCGTGCGCACGGTCTTGACGCAGACCAAGCCAAGCTGGTGTTTGGGTATGAGGATGGCGTTTGACATTGACGGGCTAGACCGTGCTTACTACGGCTGCTGGGTGCCCA